TTGATAAGGCATACAGCGATTACGAGTACAGAAATATAGGGTTGATCGTTCAGATGGCATACGAATGGTGTCAACGCTTAGGAGATATGAGGACGCTACAGTGGAGCAACATCAATTTGGCTACCAGTGTACTAACATTGGAACAAAGCAAGCGTAGGGCTGACGTTGAGCTTCCTATATCACCTGAGTTACTTGTCATGTTGAAGGAACAGCAAAAAGACTTTGGGTTCCAACAGTATGTAGTGCCACATCCCAAGCCTACTATGGGTGAGTACAAACCTTATGCAATGGAGAGACTATCGAAGGTGGGGCGTAGGGTAATGAGGCTGGCTGCATTGCCAGAGGAGTTACGACTGATGGACTTGCGTAGGACAGGGGTGACACAGATGATTGACAGTGGCGTACCAATAGGACAACTAATGTCAGTGACGGGACACAATAATGTGTCTTCTGTGAAACCATATATGAAGCATACATACGATGCTGCAAATAATGCCTTGACACAGAGAAACGTTACTGTACAATCGAGTACTTAGCGAGTAACAAAGAAAGTGATATAACATATGAATATAAATAATATTATAAATGATTTATCACTAGTAAGTGGTGAGACAAGACGCATGACTTGTCCATCATGTAATACTAAGAACACATTTACTGTTACCAATGACATGGGTTCTATCGTATGGAATTGTTACAGAGCTAGTTGTCCTACATCGGGTGGTACTCGTCAGTCACTGACTGCTGATGACATACGTAAGTCTCTTGGATTTGTTGCAGAAGAGACACACGTTGCAACATTCGTAAAGCCTGATTGGTTTGTGCGAGACTACAAAAAGATTGCACCCTTCTGTGACCAGTGGCAGTTGGATGCACAAGGGCTAGGACTATTGTATGACGTTAGAGAACATCGTGTGGTGTTCCCTGTTGTACATGCTGGAGTTATGGTGGATGCTACGGGCAGATCATTGGGTAAACGAATACCTAAATGGAAACGGTATGGAAAAAGTCACTTGCCATATGTGTCTGGTCGTGGTAAAACTGCTGTAGTTGTTGAGGACTGCATAAGTGCTGCAGTTGTAGGTGATAGCGGTGTATATGTTGGGGTAGCAGTGTTGGGTACATCACTATCAACAGGACACAAAGATTACTTATCGCAGTTCTCAACGGCAATAGTTGCATTGGACCCAGATGCATTACCTAAGACAATAAAGTTTGCTAAAGAACTACGTACCTACGTACCCAACGTTAAGGTGCTTCGACTAACAGATGACCTCAAGTATCGACAGCCAACCGACATGGCTAACCTTTCAACACTAGGAGAATAACACATGGAACTATCCCTTATACGTAGCCTGATGGACAAACCATTCTACGATGACCACAAGGGCGCACGTTGCCCAGACCGTCTGTTCAGCAGCGATGTACGCAAGATCAAGCAGGCCATCGACAGTGCAATGGATCGTTATGAGCGTACCGTTACACCAGCAGAGATTGAGGCGTTGTTCATGGCTAACAACCCAACCCTCACTACAGCACAGAAGCAGGCATACAGCGTACTGTTCATGCAAGTAAACAAAGAGCAGCCTATGGGCAGTGACATAGCACAAGAGGTACTGTCTAAGCTATTCCAACAGGTGATAGGCGAAGACATTGCCAACCTTGGATTTGATTACGTCAACGGTAGCAAGACTAGCCTTGACCCACTGCGTCAGATGCTTGAGCTATACGGTGATGACTTCACACCTAACCTACGTATTGAGTGGGAAGACATTGACCTTGATACTATCATTGCTATGACTGACCTTGAGTCACAGTGGACGTTCAACATACCAACACTCACCCGCAAGGTTGAGGGTATCAATGCTGGTCACTTGATTGAGGTAGGCGCACGGCCTAACACTGGTAAGACTTCCTTCCATGCCTCACTTGTGGCTGGGCCGGGTGGCTTTGCATGGCAAGGGGCTAAGGTAGTTGTACTATGTAATGAGGAAGGCTACCACCGTGTCGCTCACAGGTACATAACTGCCGCAACTGGTATGGATAAGCACGAGATTGTTAAGCATAAGCAGAAGGCAATGGAAGTCTTTGCTAAGATCAGACCTAACATCATGTTCAAGGATGCCACAGGGCGTGACATGAACTGGGTTGAGTCCGTATGCAAGTCATACAAGCCTGACATTGTTATCCTTGACATGGGTGATAAGTTCTCTCGCATGGCTGGGTTTGCACGGCCTGATGAGGCACTCAAGGCTAACGCAATACAAGCACGACAGATAGCCAAGCAGCAAGACTGCGCTGTGTTCTACATGTCTCAGCTATCAGCAGAGGCAGAGGGTAAGGTTGTACTCAACCAAGCCATGATGGAGGGTAGTCGTACTGGCAAGGCAGCAGAAGCTGACCTAATGATAATGATCTCTAAGAACCCTACGGTTGAGGGACAGGAAGAAGAAGACAACCAGCGTCACATCAACGTGGTCAAGAACAAACTGTCTGGGTGGCACGGCATTGTACACACATTCCTTGAGTACAAGATCGCAAGGTATATATGTTGATAGAGATTGCAGACTTGGCCATGCTAGGCATTGGCCTAGTGTGTGCCTTCCTTGTATGGGAACAGCAGAAGATACTAAATAATATTGCTGCCATTAAGGAAGTACTGTACGATGTGGTAGACAAACACAATGATCTATCAGATGCCTTCGTTGAGTTGGTTGATGATTTAGAATATGAGGAGAGTGCGAAATGATTGCAACAGATATAAAGTATTGCAACAGATGTGACACAGAGCTTACAGAGTCGGGTGAATGTAAGCCCTGCCACAAAAAAAGTAACGCCATAACTAATCCAATCTTTGGACCCAAGAGTAACCCCCTTAGAATGTGGGTTAACGGTAAGTACATATCAAGTAAGCACCCTCTGTACAAAGCTGGGCGATACAAATCCTTTGGTGACTTAGCCTTTGGTTCGTTAAACAACTACAACCTAATTAAAGAGGGGTATGTATATGCAATACGCAATGCCGCATGGCCTGAGTGGATCAAGATAGGTAAGGCAATTGATGCTGATGACAGGCTCAGTAGCTACCAAACAAGCTCACCTATGAGGGACTACAAGTTAGTACACTCTGTTTACTTTGATGACCGCAATGCAGCAGAGAAGAAGGCACACATACTAGCGGCGTTCAAGACTGCCCACCCTTGGAATAAACATGACAACGGTGAGTGGTTTAAACTAACAGATGAACAGGCAGTAGAAATACTAAAGGAGATTACAATTGATTAAAGCAACATACATAGCCCACATGGGTACTGACCTATCAGTGGTGAACGCAGCACGGGTATCCTTTGGCAAGGCGAGTGATTGGAACTACTATGTGGCAGGGCTGCCCGGATGCGGGTCTTTAGCAGAGACAGTAGGTCTAAAAGGACTTGACACCAAGCTAATCCATTACCTAGCTAAACATGGACACTACAGCCCCTTTGGACACTGCTTCGCATCATTCCATGTCAAGGCTCCAATCTTTGTGGCACGACAGCTAGTTAAGCATAAGTTCCTACGTTGGAATGAGTACAGTCGTAGATACGTGAGCGATAAACCAGAGTTTTATCAACCAGAGGTATGGCGTAGTAAAGCACAGGATAAGAAGCAAGGCAGTGGCCCAGCGTTAGAAGATCAAGATGTACACATTGGTACTACACAGCGTCTTGTTACTATGTTGTATGACAGCATGTTAGAGAAGGGTGTATGCGAGGAACAAGCACGAATGGTGTTGCCACAAAACACCATGACTGAATGGTACTGGTCAGGTAGCCTTGATGCCTTCGCTGATATGTGCAATCTTAGGTGTGCTGACGATACACAATATGAAACAATGCTAGTCGCTAGTCAGATTAGTGAGGAGATGGGCAAGCTATATCCTATCTCATGGAAAGCCTTAGTATTGACGGGAGAGTTAACATGACAACTATAACATCACATGCAGAGATAAGATTGTACAACGCCATGAAGTTAAACGACTTAACAATTGATGAAGCCATCATTGCTATGGAACAATTTAGAGACACCTTAGATGTAGGTAAGATGAATACTAAATATGGGGTTGACACAACGCAAGATATATACGATAACAACTTTGTAGTATTAGACGAATGGGACACATGGTCCGACTAGAGGGAGATGATATGAAACACTTAACCCTAGACGTAGAGAACACAACGGTCAAACGCAATGGCAAGTTACACCTTGATCCGTTTGAGCCAGAGAATACATTGGTTATGGTAGGTATGCTAGATGATCTTGGAAACGAAGACATTATAACTTTCGATCACGCAGAGCAACAACCTACCACAGAGGGGCGGCGGATAGTTCAAGACGCACTTGATGCCACCTCTCTACTTATTGCACACAACGCACCGCACGATCTACTGTGGCTATGGGAGTCAGGGTTTGTATATGACGGTCAGGTATTCGATACCATGTTGGGTGAGTACGTTCTGCAGCGTGGGCAGAAGCAACCGCTATCACTAGAAGCGTGTGCAGAACGTTACGAATTAGATACTAAGAAGCAAGACACATTGAAGGAGTACTTTAAGAATGGATATTCCACACGTGATATACCTCATGGTGAACTATCGGAGTATCTATCACACGATCTACATGCTACCCAACAACTGTATAATGTTTTGCAGACATCATACGAGGGATGCAGTTCACTGATACCAACGATACAGTTGACCAATCAGTTGTGCA